TGGTCAGGTGTAGAATGGATTGCATCATAAGCTGTCTGCATTCGTTTTTTCAGTGCATACAGTTCATCCAGTTCTTTTTTCACCTCTGGTATGTGTTGAAACTTTAGTTTCCTGTCGATTTTTCTGTCAAGTAGATGCTGCTTTGATAGAACTACCTCTGCCTCTGGTGGTGCTATTACACCCATCTCTACCAGTGACAGTCTCCATTCATTGTATGCATCTGTATCTGTATTCCAAAATACCTTGTTACCTATCTGTTTTGGTACGTCCCATCTCAATCTGTAGTGATACCCACCATACTTTGTCTCATATCGTGAGATGTAACCGAACTCTCTATCTATGACAGTCTGCCCATTTTCCATCAGTTTCATGCGTGACAGTGAGCTATCAGGACCCTGTGGTGTGTCCTCTACACCATTTACCCCTGCAATCTCATTCAGACTACCAAACTGGGGCAACCATACCCACTGTTCATCTATCTGTGCTAGTTCCCATGCAAATGGTGAATGCAGCAGATAAAAAGGTGCATTTGGTTTGACATTCAAACGTGGTGCAGTTTGTTGTCTGGTTCCTGTCCAGGATGTAGGTGTGTATGTTGTACTCATATCTTTTTTCCCTTTGTATGAATGTTGTTTTGATTTGTGACTACACCACATGACCCCGTAGGGTCATGGGTGCAGGGTACAAAGGGATTAAGACCCAGTGCACCCATGAAACCTTTTAGGCATCAGTCACGATTTTGACAATGCGTGCATCCTCTGTCAAGGCAGCCCCGCAGTATAGATGCCCCATAACCTCGGTCAAACCGGCACTCTCGTCACGTTGGAAGGCGACGACAACAGGCGTACCTGCAGGACGAATCTCAACACCTGCACCTGCAAGTGGACGTGGTGTACCTACTGCATATGCAACACCACCACGTGACATCATAGCACCGATTTTGTTGCCTGCAGATTCCTCAACATATGATGATTTGAAAATCTCAACACCACCAAAACGACCTGCATAACCTTGACCCTTTGCCATCAACATGTCCTCTGTAGCAGGGCTGAATGCAAGTGCATTGTTTGATTCAGAACGCAAACTGTCACGCAAATCTGATAACTGTTGTGGATGCAATACACAGTAAAACTGTCCATCATTATCTTCTGATTCTAACTGGAACATAGCGTCATAGAAATCATCTACAGACATGTCCACACCAGATGTACCTACACTGTTTGATGCACTGGCAAATGTAGCACAAATGATTGCATTGATACGTGCCTCAGCAGACATAGACATTTTCTGTGCAATGCTGAATGGGTCGATGTCTAAACCTAGTCCGGTCATAGCGGCTAAATCGGTGATGTCGTAACGTAGTGCAGACCTCCCGATCGTGATGTCTGCAGTAGATGGGGTCAAAGTAGATGCAGATACATCTACACCATCAGTAGCAGTAGCAAATGGTGTAGCAGCACCCCAGTTTGCATAGCGCATTCTTAAAACTTTAGAGCCGACACCAGCGACGTCCCCAGCGAAAAGGAGTGCACCAGAGTTACGGATAGAGGCAGTGTCTGCAAGAATAGCACGTACCTCATTTTCAATCATAGCGGCAAGTCGTAGATTGCCTAAATCTGCATATGTAGTCATTTTATTTTACCTATGGATAGAGTATTTAATAGTGTGTATCTAGAACGGACTATTGCACTGTTAACGGTTGTGAACCTATCCGATGTATGACCAGCTCCCTACTGCATATGCAGTCATGTAGTCTGTGTGTATTCTATCTCAAAATGTGTTAACATTGTGTACAATGACAGTATCTGTCATTCAAACCATTTGCAAAGGGATACACCATGTCTACATATGACTACACAGATACAAATAACTACCCCAGAATAGAGACTGTAGAGAACGTGACCACCACTGCAGTACAAATCACACTGCCACGTGATTGCACGTCTGTCAGTTTTGGTTCTACTGCTGCACTGTTTTATACAAATGTAGGTAGTGCTGGTGATACTATGGGGTCATCTAGCTCTGGTGCAGACATTAATGCATATGCATTTGTACCTGCAAATAACATGATGAATCTACCTATGGAACAGGGTAAACAGTCAAACAGAACCCTACTGGTGGTGACCCAGTCTGGTACTGCAGACCTGCATCTATCCATCATCAAAACTAAATAAAAGAACCCCCATGTGATGGGGATACACACGGGGGTTCTAGGTGTTGTGGGGGATTGTATTAGATTGATACTGCAATCACTACACCTGTCAGGGCTACAGAAGATGTAACCTGTACCACTGATGTACTACTGTAAACCTTTTGTAATACAATGTCATTACCATCTGAATCCATAGCAGTAACATGTACTACACGTTTACCCAGATTGTGTGTCAAGTTTAAACCAGTGTTTGCAGTCAATGACTGACTAGTAAACTCTACACGCAAATCAGAGGCAGATAATAAAATCTCACCATCTGCAACAGTGATCAAGTTGTCTGCAGCAGGGTCTGCACTGATAGCTGCTTGTGCCCTAGCGGTGGTGAAATATAGGTTGCTACCCTCTGACACGTCTGACGTGGAACCTGAAAATGAGATTACACCAGCATTGTAGTTAATACCAGTACCACCAGACAAATGTGCATCTACCAAACTATCTGCATAGAATTTGTTAGTAGCACCTGCAGCCTGTGTGATGTTGTCTGTGTTTGCATTCAGGCTGTATTCACCACCATCAAATGACAAACCAGTACCTGCAGAAAACTCATTGAATACATCAGATAACAATACAGACAAAACACCTGCAGATTTTGTCAACAGTTGTACATCATTTACACCTGCAGATGCAACACTGAATGCTGCTTGTGCCCTTGCATTCGTGAAATATAGGGCGGCACCCTCTGGGACGTCGTCCGTATCCCCTGAAAATGAGATAGCCCCTGCATTGTAGGTGATACCAGCACCACCAGACAAATGACTGTCTACTAAACTATCTGCATAGAAAAGGTTGTTAGACCCCTCTGTAATTTGATCTGACGTGGCATTCAATGAGAACTGACCATCAGAGTATGACAAACCAGTACCTGCAGAGAAAAATGCTTTAATCTCTGCCTGATCAGCAGTGAATGCACCTGTGCTGCTGTCATAGTTGATACCTGATGATGCAGACAGTTTTGAACGAATCTGTGCATCAGACAAACCACTGTTTACCAGTTCCCAGTCTGCAGCAGTACCTGCAGAACCACCATTGTGAATGTATGCCTCTGTAGGTGAGGGGGTAGTCAAGAATACAATGTCACCTTCTTGAAAGTTGCTACCTGTGTACACATTTGAAATGAATGCTGCAAGGTTTGCCTGTGAGCTGTTGACTGTGACACTGGTGATAGTCAGTGGGTCAATCTTAAGTTTGTTAACACCACCCTCTGCTACTACACTTGCATAGTTTGCACTGTCAGAATGGATTGCATTAATTACATTACTGTGCAGGTACCCACGTGTAATCAAGTGTTCATCGTTAGATACAGTACCCTTTTGTTTGATAATGCCCTCAAATGTTACCTCTGGGGCTAGAAATCTTTGTGCCATGTTTGGAACCTCTATGTGTTTTGTGAATCTGTGACTGGGCTACAGTCATCTGTAATATATCACCCCAGTTTCTGTTGTCTGAAATGTGACAGTGAACGTCAGAACATTGTTATACGTCACCTGACCATAGACCTGGACACCATCTATGACTATCCAGACTGCAGGGGTGTACCCTAGACCATGTGTCACTACAATACTGTTTTGATTTGTAAAGTCATGTCGTGATGGTACACCTGCACCATCACTGAATAGAAATGTACCCATCTGTCACCTCTAGAACTTGAATGGTGATTCAGATTTACCAGTCTGTGCATAGTATGCCTGTCTGATAGCCTCTCTATTTTGGGCAAAAAATGCAGGGTCTGATGCACGTTGCAAAATGTTATCTGGTACAGGTGCACCAGTCTGTGCAGCTACACCATTGTTTGATGCAGGGGCTACAGGTGGTGGGGTCTGCATTTGGGTCTGTGGCATCTGTGGTTGCTGCTGCATCTGTGGCATCTGCTGCTGCATCTGCTGCTGCATCTGTGGTTGTGCAGCCTGTTCTGTCTGCTCTGATGCCTGTGGTGCAGATATGAATGGACGTAGTACAGCTGGTGCACTGTCTGGGTTCTGATGAATGGTCTGCATCCAGTCACCCAGTGCCTGTCTATCCTTTTTGGCACGTCCTGACATTTCACGTTCATATGCCCACTCTACTGCATCACGTACACCATTGTCAGTGATACCGTATTGACTGATGACAGTGTGACGTTCATATCTACTGTTAGCTGTGGTCAGTTCACCCTGCAGTGATTCTACCTGCTGGGTCAGGTTGTCTACTAGACCTATTTTGGCAGATGCCTCATCTAGTTTTGACTGGTATTCTGACAGACGTGATTCTGCAGTAGTGAGTTTTTCAGAGTATTTTGCAATCCTCTGTCTGACTATTTCATCTACGTGTGATTTTAGAATGTACTCTACACCCTCATGTGTGATTGTATTTGACATTTGTTTTCCCTTTGTCTGTGTTGTTAGAATGATAGATTGTCATTTTGTATTTTCAGTAGTTCACGTTTTGCATCTGTGTCATCAAAATCAGGATGCAGTATTTTCATTGCATCTACTTTTGAAATCAAACCTGCCTGCAGTAGTGATAGCATGTTTTCCCTTTGTTCTTTTGATTCCTGGGGGCTTAAAGGTATTGCATGGTATTCTACTCTGTACCCTGTTTCTGGGTATGATGTGTTCATGTATCTGTTTGATATTTTTGCACTGATTTCTAGTGTCTCTACATCTGCACGTCTGAATGCAGGTGCATATTTCCTTTGTGATTCACGTAGACTACTGCGACTGATTGCGATTGCATACCCACTACGTGGGTCACCAGACATTTTCTGCACGTCTGCAGGGTTGATACCCATGTATGAACTGATACGACGTTCATAGACTGTGATAGATTCTAGCATCTGCCCTACATCACCACCTGCCTGGTACTGACCTATCTGGGGCTGCTGTCCTGCCTGCAGGTCTGGGTCTGGGGTAAAGACTAGGATAGATGCAGGGTCTGATGCAATAGCCTGTCTACGTGCCTCTATATTGTTGTCAAAGGTATCTAGACCTGCAAGGGTAGCCCCCATCAGATAGCGTTGTGGGTGGCTGCAGTCCCTGCACAAATGTAAAAAATATGTGTACAGGACTGCAGCATTTAATGCCCCCATGACTACCTCACGGTTTGCATATGCGTCAAACAGATGCCCATGTATTTCTGAATGATACAGACTGTATGGTAGAAAAGGTTCACCCGCACTGTCTCTGTATGGATATGCTGCACCAGACTGTGCCTGCCCCAAGTACTTTTGTGTCACGTCATCTGCACGTTCACCATTTTGATTCACTGTGTATATTTCATAGACCGGGTTCTGTGGGTCTTTGATTGACAGATGGTCTACTGTCCATTCATGTTTATTGCATTCATGACAGTATCGTAGTCTCATTTCTTTTATCGTGTGGGGTCTAGATGGGTCACCAGCTGATGCCTCTGCATCTACCATGTCTACTGTTACAATACGATACAACAGACCCTGACCATCATCTGTCATGTCTACACGTATGAAACATTCATTCATGCCCAGTGTGTAGTACTGTACTTTTTGCATCATAGACCATAGACCTGCAGCATTGACTAGACCCTCACGCCCCACTAGACCCTCTGCAGACTGTCCTGCAGTCTCTGTCACACTGATAGTAGGTGGTTCTACATAAAGACCGCACAATGCATCTACAGATGCTTTGAATATGTTAGATGACATGTCAGGTACACCCCATGCAGCCTGTCTAGACTCTGGTATGTGTTGACTGATTTCGTCTATCAAATCCTGCAACCACTGACCACACAACATTCTACGACGTAGTCCACTGTGTTCTATTCGTCGTTGTGTAGCCTGATTTGGTTGCATAGGCATAGCTGGTATCTGTGTGTCTTTGTACATTGTTTTTACCTACTTATTTTTGATTGTTTTGGTGCTCTGTATTGTTGACTTATGATGCCCATTGTAGCATATCGTAGACCATCTATGCAGTGTTTCCACTCACTCATGACATCCATACCACCATTTGATTTCATTGCCCAGTATTTGAGTGATTTGATGGTACGTTCTGCACGTGGAAATATTTGGAATCTGCCTGCACACATCAGTTCATGTAGGGCACTGCATCCATAGTACACACTGTATTTCGGTTTGTAGGCAGTTCTGATTCTAAATGGTAACTTACCTTTTGGGTAGTGTAGCACGTGGGCAAATGCTGCCATCAGCATCGTGTTTGACATTCTACCCCCATTGTTTTTTGAACCACCATGTGACCTGTCACCTGTCCACCTGTGAATGTGTGCCACATCTAGACCGTTACGTTTTATCATTGCAATGATTGATTTTGCATGTATTTCTGCAGATGCACCAGATGCTACATATTCATCTACTACATATACTATAGGTTTGTCACGTTCTGTCACGTCTACTGCTGTCAATATAGCAACCTGTGATGCTATGTCATGACCGTGGTCTATGCCTATTGACCAGATGTACTGTCTGTCAGGTTTTGGTGTCAGGTCTGAAATCAGGTCATCTGTAAACTGTTCGAATATGCGACCCTCTGGTATGCCCCCATCCCAGTCACCATTCATACGTACGTCACGGTCTAGGGGCAGGTAGGACATGCGCAATGATTCTATATCTGCCTCTGACATCAGGGGTCTGCAGCCCAGTGGAGTACAGTTCTCTACATTCATGATACCTACGTGTTCTTTGACTATTCCATCCTTTACTAGATTTTTTAACCAGTCCACAGGTGCACCTATAGGTGTCAGTGTGAACAACATAGTGCCCTTTGTACGGGTGGTTCTGGCTTTTAACTCTCCGAACAGGTCAGGTGGGGGGGGTTCGTCCGACCAAATATGGTCAACCGTTCCTGAGGCTATTCCCAAAGTACCCTGATTTGTGGTCTTAAAACGTACCAGTGACCCATTTTTGAATCTGACAATGGGTGCACCAGTACCCCTGTAACCTTTACCCCTTGCAAACTCTACTGATGGGTGCAGTTCATGTTTTGGTACAAGGTCATGGAACTTGCCCATGATGGTTCTGGACTGTTCCCATGAATGACAGATTACCCATGCCTCTATGGGTGGTGGTGGTACTGGTTTGTATGGGTGCATACCTAGACATCTGCAGATGGTGTCAAATGCACCACACACAGTTTTTCCTATCTGGTTCCCTGCTCTGAATAGGACTATCTGACTGGTATCCTCTAGTACATCCTTTTGTATCTGTGTAGGTTTCCAGTAGCGCAGTGGGTTCTGTTCTGCATCTGCAGTCAGTCTGCCTGCAGTACGTGCAATACTGGCAAGTGCAGACAGATTCAAGATGCACCACCATCATAGACTGTGAGTATCTGCCCTGACAGCATGTCTATCAGTTTGTCCTTTAGTATGGGTGGTAGACCATTCACTGTCATTGCAATGGTACGTAGTAGGTCATCAGGATTTGTCACACCATCTAGTTCCTCTGCATCACGTTTCATCTGTACCCATTCATCATGTACCTGCAGGTGCAGTCTATGGAACTGGGGCAGGGCATGTTGACTACCTCTGTCACGTGTTGCCTGTATATCCTGTGCTATCTCTAGTAGTTTTGCCTGTCTGAATAGCAGTGGGTCATGTTCTACCCCTGCATGTGACTCTACTACTGTCTGTGCAGGTGTAGCTGTGGTCTGGGTCTGCTCTGCACGCTGCAGTTTCTTATTCTGCCCTTTGACTATTCTACTGATGGTAGATTTGTGTACACCATATTCATCTGCCAGCTGTTGATATGTGTGACCACCTGCCCTGTACGTTTCAAGTATGGCAAGGCGTTCACCCTCTGACAGTGTGCCCCTGTGGGTATTCCGTGCCATACATCACCCACGGTTGCAGTTTTTATTTGTATCGAGAGAAAAAATATCGTGGTCAGTGCAG